TTTGTTTATAATATTCTCTAAAAACCAGCAGTCTTGGAGAATTTCGACTTACTTGTGCTGGAAGTTGTATCACGACATACTGGTCGCACACAAAATCAATCACACCAGACATTCCCTTGTAGATAACTGCTGTTCCTTCTGCGAAAATCATAAACTCAACAATCGTATTCTTTTGGATACGTTAGGTATTTAATCTGTTCCTGAAGTTGTAGAATTTCTTTTTGTTGCTCTGTAATTTTACTTTGCAGTTCTGTGATTCGTTCTTGATACTGTTGCTTCAGGTCAAAAGCAAGACGATTCATTTCAGGATTGCTCATCAGGTCGTAAATGCCTCAAGAACGGAGGATTGAACATCTTCAGCAAGTGCATAAGTCCTTGCATTAACTACTTTTTCCCGTAGATTTACATAAAAATCTTCATTAAGACCTTCATCATATTCTTTAATTAAATCAAAACACTCATCATCATCTTTTGCAATCACATTCCAAATTCCCCCATATTCTGAACGGGGAAAGTTGCAAAAGTGATCTACGATATACAAGAATTTTTGTGACATTAACCTCATTTGTTTAACAGATACATCATAAGAACTTTTCTTCCAAAAGTCAAGTGTGCAGTTCTCAAACTGTCCACAGTTTATTTGCAACTATCTTTTCAAGTGTAACCTTTTTAATTCCAAACATATCTGCTATTTCCTGGTTTTTATATTTCTTACTTGAGTGCAATCTTCTTATTTCACTAACTTTGTTCCAATCAAGAATTGCTCTACCATTTCTTTCTCCAGGCAATCTTTTTCTACTGGTATCTTTTCGTATTCTTCTTTCATTTTCATATTTTTCAATTTCATAATCAGTTCTTGGAATAAGTTTATACCCTTTATGCTGAACTCTCTTACCATAAAGTGTTTCGTGAATATGTGCAATATTTAAGTCATTATCTCTACAATATTGAGAAAGATTTTTAATTTCCTCTCTGTTCCCATTAGGTTTTTCTACAAGGTATTCTTTTATGCAATATTCTCTTCCCTGATTTCCACCAGTAGTTGTATTATATCCATTATTAAATGTATCGTATTTTTCTATCCAATAAACCTCTCTATCATTTAAGATTGAAATATCACATTCTTCAACTATTCCCCAAATAAATCCATTTCTACCATATTTTTTGATTGCATTTGCAAACTTATGATTATAATTTACACAGTCTGCAAAATGCTCTGTTATTCTATAATTCAAATATTTTTTAACTGTTTGTCCAATGTATTTCTTCCCTGTAAAAATACAGTGAGCACAATAAATCTTGCCTTGATTAGACATAACTGCTCTTAAGTTAACCGCAGTAGTATTTATACAAGAAAAGGAGCATTTCTGCTCCTCTCCTACCTTACAGATTGCGGTCAACTAAGGCATTAGTATTTAGTAGTCAGTTTTAAGTCAATAGCAAGTTGCATTAGCAGCACCAGCACCAAGAACTGCACCTAGAGGAATTGCCCAACTCCAAGAACTCTTTTTAGAGACTGCTGCACCAATTCCACCACCAAGCAATCCACCAAGAGTTGTTCTTGCAGGAGAACAATAACCCCTACCGTATCCAGGTTGTGCTACAGGTGCTTGATAAACTGCACCACCATTCGGTCGATAGTAAGTTCCAGTTCCACACTGAACATTATACCGTTGAGTGTTCACATTTCCTTGAACATAATTCCCATAAGCATCATAATATCCAGGAGAATAGTTCTCCTGATAGTTAGTGCAAACTGAATAAACATTTGTTTGCTGTGCTTTGACTGGAAGTGATGCAGTAAGCAAGGAGAATGTAATTCCCCACAGTAATTGTTTCATTGTTCGATAAAACTTACAGAATATCTATGAACTCACTTAAATGTTGCGTTCACACCAACGACCTTTGCTTTAGGATTGCGGGCAAGTGCAGTCTCACGGGCATCTTTAGGGTTGTTAGCATAAACTTCTTCCTTGAAGACTTTACCACCAACGTACAGGTCAACGATGAATTTCATTTGGTTCTTGACTTTACTTTGTTAATATAGCACAAAAAAAGACCCCGTAGGGGGTCTGGTGGACAGTTCGGGAAGTGTCCTCATCTACCAAGTTGTTTCTTCTCAGCAGGAGTTAAAACACCTCTTTGTGCTCCTCTTGCTACTTGTAATGCTTGTTGTTGAGCATTTTGTGGTTTGTGACCATATCCATGAAGACCAGGAGATGATGAAGTTGTCTTACGGAAATCACCTCTCTGTGTTGCGGCAAGTCTTTGCCTTGCTTGTGGATTTACTCCTCTTTGACCATAAGTTGGTCTATTTGCAAGTGCAGTTGCTCTATCAGCAGCAGCACCACCACCAGTTTGAGAAGCAATTCTTTGACGAATTTCGGGTTCATTAAGACCCCGTTTTGCCATCGCAGTTGCTTCAAGGATACTGAGTGTCCAATCATCACTCATATTCGATGCGATGACTTCTGCACCTTCAAGAGTATTTGTATATCCTTCATCAATAAGATGAGAGAGGATAAAATCATACTCTTCTCTTGTGATTTTTACTGGGGTAATCTTTGCTTTTAGTCTTCTCTTTGCAGATGCAGTATAAAGTCTTTCTGCTTGTTCTCTCTTTTTTACTGCCTTTGCTTTTACTTTAGGGTCTCCACCACTTAGACCAGCAAGAATACCTGACCTTTTACCTGCTTCTTTTGATGCTGCTAATGCAGTATCTGCAGAAATCTCATCTAACTGCTCAGGAGAATACATCTCTAAGTATGCCTCTTGAAGATTGAGAATGTCTTTTGCTTCCATTTTACAAATACTTTTTTAGGTATTTATAAAAATAGACTTACTTATTCCTAAGTTCCTCCTCTTCCCTTGGTCTCATCACCTTAAAATAATAAGTTAAGATAGATGAGACCACGGCAACAATAGCAGCATAGATTGCGATTGCAAGTGATAAACTCATTTGATTTGATTACTGGGTGGATGTTTAATGTTCTCTATTGCTTGACGACGATAGTATTCTTTATACATCGCATCATCACGTTGAACTAGAAAGACATTCCATCCAATCACAGCAGAGAAAGCAATCAGTCCAGCAGCAAGATACTTTGGTTTCATAACTCAAACGTGAAGAGGGGCAGATGGAATTTCGATTGGTTCGGGTGCAACCATATCCTCAAACTGGTGCATATCATAAGCATACCAGTTGCCGTTACGGAAGATATAAGAATACTCTTCATTATCAGCAAAGAACTCATCCATATCTTTATCAAGTCGAGGAGGGCAATCATCACCACGACCAGAGTAATACTCTGCACCGTACTCCTCAACTTCTTTAGCACCTTCTTTAGTCCATCGCATATTTGTCCAGCAGCAAGACATATCACCACCGTCAATCAACTCTGCGACTTTCTCTTTGGTGTTGTAGTGAGTATTCAGGATGCGACCCAACCATTCGGGATAACCATCATAATGATGATATGCAGAAAGAATAGAACCATCAGCAAGTTCAAGACCAATTCGGGAACGGGTAGACATCAGTGGTTTTCTTGATTACCTAGTTATCATAGAGCATCAGGTCTCGGTTTGGGAGACCTGTGTGCCAGTTCTTCAACCGTCCAGGGGGAGTTTTGCTACACTTTTACCTTTCTTGTGATTGTCAATAAACTTTCTAGCAGCATCTTCAGTTTTACAAACTTTAAGTTGCTGACCTTTATAAACAATCATCAATTCTTCACCAAAAGGAATGGCAGCGTATTCCATTCCTTTCCCAACCACAAATCCTTCCATATTATTCTCCAAACAAGTTATAAAGATTATTTGTATCGTAGTTTGTAATTAGAAGTTCTTTCTTTACATTATCTTTTGTTCCTTTTTCTCCACGATGAACCATAGAATATCGAAGTTCCCACTCTCTTTGATGGTAATTCTTATATCTCTCTACAATCCAATCGTTGATATTATAGGTAATCATAACCCGATGAGGACACTTATCTACATCATCTGCAAATCGTTGATGAGAGAATGAAGAATGCAGTTGTCTTCCAGTTCCATACAAGAAATCTTTAATATCGTATGGTGGGTCTAGGAATACAAATGCATTATCACCATCAGCATTCATTACCTCTGCATAGTCAAGATTAGTAATCTTCCAGTTGCGAATGATATGAGAATACTGTGGGAGTTTATCAATACCAACCAGAGAAAAATTAGAACGTGATGCCTGTACTGAGAATGTTGAATTCTCTGTAAGACCAGAATAAGAACACTTATTCATTACAAAGAATGCAACTGCTTTCTCTATTGGTTCTAAATCACCAATAGTTTGAGCATAATCATTAAACAGTTCTTTATGAGCATCATCGTCTCCAAGAATATCTGTTTTAATCTTCTTTAGTCTTTCTGCAAGTTCAGTTCCATTATCACGAAGTTGAACCCAGAAATTATAAAGATAAAAATACTTGTCGTTAATCCAAACGGGAAGTGTTGGATAGTTTTGGGAAACCATCAAAGCAACACTTCCACCACCAATAAATGGTTCTCTATATTCTTTGAAATCACTAGGAAACCAAGGGGCAAGAGTTTTAAGTGCTTTACTCTTACCTCCCGGATAACGTAATGCTGTTTTCAAAGGGAATTGTTTCATCTATTCTTAATCCAGTTAATCATTGTTTCTCGAAGGAGATCAGACAGTCTATCAGGGGATGCTGGGAAAGTAAAGTTTGCAATATCCAGATCAAGAACTGAAAGTTCATTGATTGGGAATTGGACCATTACTCCATCACCTTTGCTTACATAATACTTTTGTGCCGTTTCACGAGAAGCAATAGCAACCTTATATGAATCACGGTCAATAATCATTACATAATCAAACTTGTCTTCAGTTTTATATCGGTTAAATGCAACTTCGGTCACATCACCCCGATAATTTTTCATTTTTACTTCTTTGCAAGTTCCATCTTTTTTGAAGAATCCTTTGAGGAACTTTGCTTCAATGCGAACACATTCACCAAGAACTTTTAGGAGAAAATCAACTCCGTCTTTGTCAACATATTCAACTTGAGAGTAGCAAGCAATAGCAAGTTCAAATACTTTTGCTCGCAGAAAGTTATCAGAATTGCTCTTAAACCCTTTATCTGAATATGCATCTTTGACTGCACCAAAGATCATATTCCAATCAAATTCAGTTTCGCAAATTTGCTTAAATTGTTCTGTCGTAATCATAAGTTAGGTAATCCTGTAAGTTAGATTGTACGATTTGCCCTTTCGGGCAATAGTTACCTGCAGGGGTCGAACCTGCACGGGTGTCTACCCATCAGATATTAAAATCTGATTTGTCTGCCAGTTTCAACAAGGTAACAATAAAACCATTATAACTCAAAAAGTCATAATGGTCAACTTCTCACACAGCAGTCAGAGTTCCATCTTTACGGGAAGATGCAATAAACTTCCCAAGACTTCCCTTTACATTCACAACTTCATTCACCTTAGTCTCAAACTCACTCACATCATCACACTCAAAGAGATAAAAGTTATCAGGTTTGGAAGTAAAAGAAATTCCAACCTCATTATTATCATTGTCCAGAGAAATCTTGGAGATTGCACTGGAATCAGCAAACTCAAGAAGTTTAGTCATCACATCTCTTTCGATTACTCCGTAATCATAGCACAAAAAAAGACCCCGTGAGGGGTCTGGTGGACAGTTTTGGAACTGGCACATCAAGAGATTTCTCCAAGTGCTCTTTGTTTTCTTAATTTCTTTGGGTCTTTAGTTTTTGTAGAAATACCAGCAAGTTCTGGAAAACTACTGGTTCTATGAGATGGAATGAGAGTTTTATCTCTTCTAGCAGAAGTTCTACCAGGATAGTCAATACTATCTTTTGGACGTAATCTTTCAGTTGCTTTCTTTAGAAGGTTTTTATAAATATCTGGATTTTTATTTGCTTTAATCAATTCAGCAGACTTGCGAATTAATCTTTCAGTTGCAGATGCTTCTAAAATAAACTGCTGAAAGGTTTTCATTACACTTTACCTACCATAAGTCCAGTTTTGTTTGATAATTCACTACTTTTTTTACCAAATACTTTTTTATATAGTTTTGCCCTTTTTGATTCTCCAGTTTTTTTCATCTTCAAATTAGTTGTTTCTCCAGGCAGAACAGCAGCAGGTCTGCCAGTTACTTCCTCACCTTTTTTTGCTCCTGCTTTCTTTATTTGATTTGGAGTGTCTTTTACTGCAGCAATATAGTTTCTACCTCTTTCCATTTGTTGGTCAGGGTCGTTTTTAGTGAAATTACTATCACGAGGCAAAATATCCACAGTATGAACTTTTCCTCTTTTATTCGCACCTGCTTTTATTATATTCTTTTTCAAATCTTTCACTTTTCTTACACTATCACTTGAAGATGGTGTTTTTCCTTCTCTTTTATTTTTAGAAATTAAATTTTCCCCTTTTGCTGCTTTTCTTGCAGAAGAATAACTATGAATAACGTGGTCCTGTTTAGTGCTTCCAATATCATCTAAATCATCTTCACTATCATAAGTTGTATAATCTTTAGACTTTGCTCTTAAGTCTTTAGTGGAATACTTACCAGTTCCTTTAAGTCCTGCTTTCTTTGCGATAGAAGCAGTAGTTCTTTCTTGACGGGTCATATCAGCACCACGACCACGGGCAAGAGTTACTTTACCTCTGGTTCTTCTACCACTTCTTTCACCAGTTGAACTTTCTTCAAGTTCATAACATTCTAAAATAAACTCTTTAAAGGTTTTCATTTGATTTTGCCTATTTCGTAATTCTATTAACAGTAATGCCAGTTCTCTTACTGGTTTTAGTATTATGAGTTTTTCCATACATTCTAGACCTAGAATCACTAGTAGGAGTTGATGTTACAATATCTCCAGATTTTGCTCCTGCCTTTTTAAGATTATCAGAAACTCCTTTAGTAACTTCTTTCCTAAAACTTCTTCCTTTCGTCATAGTACTAGAATTATCATCATCATAAGTTCTTTTCTTGTTCACAGCAACATCGTGAACTGGTCTTGATGTTCTATCTCCACCAAGTTGCTTTCTAACTTGTTTTGCTTGGAGTGCTCTTTTACTTGTTGGTTTCTTTCCTTTTGGTCCTAGATTTCCAATCTTTGATGCCGCATAATCAGATTGATTTGCATAGGTTCCCGTTTCCGTATCGTGATGAGATGATGTAGAAGTTTCCGTCCATTTAGTTTTGCGTCCTCCTTTACCAGTTACGGGCCTTGGAGACCTACTAAATCCAGCTTTTGAAAGTGCTGCTCTATTTGATTTATCTTGTCTTTGTTTATTTCTATCAGACCTATTTGAACTGGGACCACGAGAAGATAATCTTCTTCTACCTAATTCAGAACCTGAACTTTCTTCAAGTTCATAACATTCTAAAACAAACTCTTGAAACGTTTTCATTTTTTCTCCTTGGGGGTACGAATCATTGTATCTGCACCAGCAATTTTATCCGAAGGTGTGCGGTCTCGATAACCTAGATTTCTATACATCCTATCTAATTTTTCTTTATATCCTGGTTTTGCAACTGGGGTCAAAGAAACATTTTTACCAATCTTATCTGCATATTTATGAAGTCCTTTAAATGTTCTTTTTGCAATTCCTTTGCCTCTTTGATTCTCTGGAACTTCAATGTTATCTACACGAATATCACCAGAACTTGTAGTATGAACAACATACTTCATTCCTGGTGTTCTTCCTTTTGTTTTTCTTTGAATCGTTTCTAGAGCATCAGGTTTTGGTGCCTTTGCTTCTTCTAGAAACTTTCTAAAAGTTTTCATCTTTATACTTTTTAGTTATTTATTTCTTTGCTTCTTTTTCTTTTCTTAGTTTTGCTTTATGTGCTGCCGCAAGTAATCCTTTGTGTCCAACGTGTGCAATATCTTTAGTCTTTCCTTCAAGTTCATGTGCTCCACCTGCTCTATGGGCAATTCCTCTTCTTCTTCTACTTTCTGGAGTTCTTTCTGTAGTTGCTCCCATTACATTTTTATGATGATGCCCGTGATATATTCCACTTGCAGCATCTCTTTTCTTTCTTGCTTCCCACTCAGCATCACTCATAGATGCTTTAATCTTTGCAGAGTAATGTGTTGGAGTGATGTGATGTGCTTCTAATCCTGCTCTTTGTAATTTTTTCTTTTTTACATCTGCTGCCTTTCTTTCTTCTGGAGAACTTAAACTTGCAATTCTCTCTGCTCTTGATTTTCTTTCTTGAGCACCACCTGATTTTGGTTTTAATCTCCACTTTGGTTTTTCAGTACTACCAGCATTATTTGCATACATTCCTTTAGGAATTCCACCGTGATGTTTTTCTAATTCTGCACGACTTGAAAATGATGGTTTTTTTGCTTCAATTAAAGATGCTTCTTCTA